ATCACTGATGTTGACAATCAGGTCAAACAGGCTTTTGAGGATTACAAAGTCATTGGCATGTTCGCTGACCCCGCAAAATGGGAAAGCTACATTGCACAATGGGAAGCCGCTTATGGCAAAAAGCTAAAAGTCAAGTCAACGGTGAACCATCCCATTGAATGGTGGATGACAGGAAACAGGTCCTATCTTGTAGTGAGGGCATTGGAGCAATTTCAAAATGCTGTCATTGACAAAGAGCTAACACACAACGGATCAGTGTTGTCCAGACATGTTCTCAATTCTCGCCGCCGCATAAGCCGCTCAGGAATTTCCATTGCCAAGGAACACCCTGAATCACCAAACAAGATTGATGCCGCAGTTGCGGCGGTCCTGGCATACCAAGCTAGGCTCCAGGCTCTCTCAAAAGGGAAAGCCACAAAGAACACATTTATCCCCCGCAGATTGAGTTAGGAAACTTATGGCTACCCAGCTAACAGACTTAGAACAGGGCATGCTCAAAAAGCTTGCTAAAGAGCAGGGCAGAATGAACTTGCTAGAGCGTTACTATGACGGGGATGCCCCATTGCCAGAGGGCGCTGAGGGGCAGTCACGGGCTTACCGTAGATTTCAGAAAAAGGCCCGCCTGAACATTGCCCAACTTTCCGTTGCCGCTGTCCGTGAGCGGATGCGTGTTGGCGGTTTCCGCACTGGAGCTGATGATGATGAAAACGGTGATGTAATTGCTCGCCGCCTTTGGAAAGCCAACAAGCTTGATGTCTATTCCGCAGACCTCCACACCTTTTTTCTAAAGTTCGGTGAGGCTTATGCAATCGTAGGAATGAAAAAGGGCAGGGAATACCCACTGGTCACAGTTGAGGATCCACGCCAAATGCAAATCATTTCTGACCCAGAGGACCCCTCTGAAATCAGCGTTGCCCTCAAGGTGTTTACAGAGTATGACTCTCACTATGCTTATTTTTACTACCCAGACAGAATTGAAGTCTACAAAAAAGACTTAGAGACCAGCATTTTTCAGGTTGACGGCTACATGTACCAAGAGGAAATGAGCGCACTAAATCCATTGGGTGAAGTCCCAGTTGTGAAGTTTACAAACATGGATGAAAAAGGCGAGTATGAGCCCTACCTGGATTTGATTGACAGGATCAATCACATGATTCTACAGAGGCTAATAATTGCCACAACTCAGGCGTTCAAACAAAAGTGGCTCAAAGGCGATTTCCCAACCCATGATTCTGATGGTAATGAAATTGATTACAACGGTTTGTTTGAATCTGCCCCAGGCGCTATGTGGATGCTCCCAGAGGATGCCTCCATTGGCGAACTAGGACAGACAGACACCAATGACATTCTTGCCGCAGTCAGGGCAGACATCCAAGACTTCGCTGCAGTAACCAGAACCCCTATGCACTACCTCAACTCAGAGGGTGCAAACCAGAGCGCTGAGGGGGCGGCACTTTCCCGTGAGGGCTTGGTGTTCAAGACTGAGGACCGCATTGCCAGGGCAACCGTTGGCTGGTCCAAAGTAATGTCCCTAATGTTCAAATACACAGGTGACTCTGTGCGATCTGAGTTGTTAGACCTAGAACCAATCTGGCAAACACCTGAGCGCTATAGCCTGTCAGAGCGGGCAGATGCTAACAGCAAGTTCCAGGACATTCCTTTCAATTCTAGGATGACCCTAATTGGTCAGTTTAGCCCAGCTGAAATTGCTGAAATGGAAGTTGAAAGAGCTGGCGAGGCAATTCTGACCGAGGCGTTATTGGGTACTCCACAGACACCTAGCGCATAATGGCAACCCAAAGGCAGTTGCTTGACGGCTACAACAGCCTAAGTTCAAAACTGGTCAGGGGTGCTGGAGACAGGGCCTCGGCAATTTTCACCGGCCTTGGTTCATGGCGTGATTCAGACTATGCGGATTTTGTTGATGTTCTTGACCCAATTATGACTGGGGCAAAAATACAGGCCGCCAGATTACAGGTTGCTTTTTATAGCGAAATGGCAAAAGTAAGCCGTGAGAGCTTTGAGGCGTTACCAATAACGGCAAAGACCCTGACCACATCAGCACTAAGAAATGGGGCTGATACTGGCGAGGTTTACCGCAGACCCTTTGTGTCCCTTTATACCGCCCTGTCAAACGGCGGTGACATGACCAAAGCAATTTCAGAGGGTGCTAGGCGTATCAGTTCAATAGCCTCCACTGACATGCAACTGGCTAGGCGGGCCGCTGGCTCACAGGCTAGAGACAGAAATAGTGGTATCACTTATTATGTCAGAACTCTAACTGGCAATGAGAATTGTGCCCTGTGCACGATAGCCTCAACCCAGCGCTACACCAGAGGTGAGCTAATGCCAATCCACCCAGGTTGCGATTGTGGGGAAATGCCTGTCTTTGCAAACCAAGACCCTGGGCAAGTTCTAGATCAAGTCAAGTTAGATTCGACTTATGACAGCATTGAACAGCAACTCAGGGTTGACCCAGATTTTGGGGCCAGGGATGCTGGCTTGGGCAAAATTATCAACACACCAGATGGCGGCCAAAGGCTCGCAGATTACACAGAAATTGTTGTAACCAGAAATCATGGTGAATACGGCCCCACCCTCAGCTGGAGAGACCAGGATTTTACTGGACCAGGTGAACTTTAGATTTCAGCTCCCAAGCTGATTAGCTCGCAATGAGCGCAATAACCAATCCGAAATGGAGAGACACATGGCTGAATCAAATCAGACCGAAACCCTAGAAACAACTGAGGAACCAGAGGCAGTGGTGGAGACCGCTGAAAATGAAACCTCAGAAATGTCCGAAACGGACACCCTAAAGGCAGAGGTTGACAAATGGAAATCTCTGAGCCGAAAGAATGAACAGCAAGCCAAGTCAAATGGCCAAGCGGTAAAAGAGCTAGACGAAATTAGAAAATCACAACTGACTGACACTGAAAAACTTATTGAGCAGACCCGTGAGGAAACCTCCCAAGCCGTCAGAAAAGAGTTTGCTGTGAAACTGGTTGACGCTGAGTTCAAGAGCTTGCTAGGTGGCCGATCACTTGATGGCAGTTCATTACTTGACTTTGACAAGTCCTCATTCATTCAGGGTGATGGCAACATTGATTCAGAGGCAATTCAGTCATGGGTTGAGGCGCACAGCAAAACAGCTGAGCAAGCAATCCCAGACCTTGGGCAAGGTGCCCGTGGTCAAAATCCAGGTAAGTCTCAAATTAGAAACAGAGACGAACTAAAAAACATGTCCCCCGCAGACATCCTTGAGGCCAGAAAAGATGGCCGCCTTGATGGACTAATGGGCAAACAATAACGAAAAGAGATAACAAATGGCTATTGACAATTTCATCCCCGAAATCTGGAGCGCAGGCGTAACACAAAGCTTTATCGCTAACCAGGTTGTAATCCCAACCCTAAACACCCAGTACCAGGGCGAGGCAACCCGTGGCAACACTGTCCACATTATCAACGCAACCACACCAACCATTGTTGACTACGCTGGCGCTGGCCGTTCAATCACCGCTGAGGCACTTGCAGACACAGAGGTCCAGCTTCTATTGAACCAGGAAAAAGCGTTCTCTGTAAATGTTGATGATGTTGATGCAGTTCAGGCCGCTGGAACTTTCAACGCTTGGACTGATGCCGCTGGTAAGGCCCTAGCTGAGGATGCTGAAACATACCTACTAGAGCAGATGCTTGCTGGCGCTACTGACGGCAACTCTGGTGAAGTTGTGGTTGACACAGCTGATGAAGCAAAAACCGCTGTGCGTTCAATCCGTACCGCAATGACCACAGCAAAGGTTCCAACTGGGGACCGCTTTATCGTGGTAACCCCAGACTTTGCTGACCTACTAATCCAGGGACTGTCTGATGTTGCCGCCGCTGGTGCAACTGACGAACTACGCAATGGACAAATCACCAGACTATTTGGAATGAATGTTCTTGAGTCTGCTCTCTTGGGCTCTGATGTTTCAGCTGTCGGATACCACGGTGACACCGTTGCGTTCGTCAACCAGATTCAGTCACTCGAATCCCTACGCAACCAGACCAAGTTCTCTGACATTGTTAGAGGCTTGAATGTTTACGGTGCAAAGGTTATCAAGAGCGCCGCTGTTATCAAGTATGTCTCTGCCTAAATAAGGCTAACCGCTGAGGGGCTGGAGTTCGCTCTGGCCCCTTAGCCATACCCCAAACAATTTTTAGAGAGGCCCAAATGGCACTGGCTACAATTACTGATGTTGAGGCTCGCCTCGGGCGCACTCTCACAACCGCCGAAAGCTCCAAGGCCACCGCTTACCTAACAGATGCATCAGCCCTTTTTATTCAGCGGGCTGTCCAAAAGTTTGAGCAGGGCGAAAGCGTGGTCAGGTTATTCCCTAAGGATGGCGTTGTGCGCTTAGTCCAAAGGCCCGTCATAACTGTCAGCGAGGTCAAGGACCTTGACGGCAACATAATTGATTTCACCTTTGACGGCCATCAAAGTATTTATGACCTGGGATCTTACACTCCAGTAACGGTCACCTATGAGCACGGATCTGCCACCATCCCAAATGATGTTGTGGCCGTAGTCGCTGGCATGGTAGCCAGAACACTTTCAATCAACCCTGATGCCGCCTCTGGTGTGCAACAACAAACCGTTGGACCATTCTCTCAGAGCTATGCGGCTTGGGCCGTAGGGGGTCAGGTAATGATGTCCCCAGTAGAGGCCAAGGTTGCGGATTCTTACCGTGGCCTGACATTCAAATCAACATCAACAATGGGAAATGGAAATTATGCAATTACTTACCCAAGTGATACAAAGTTTGGCAGGGGTTGACCAGTATGGCGAACCAACTTTCACAACCACTGAGGTTGAGCTCAACGCAAAAGTAGCCGCCCGCACTGGCTCCAAAACAGTAGGGGCCGCAGAGATCACAATCACCTCTGGGCTGACCGTTTACCTAGATGCTGATGTTGAAATCAATAACAGTGATGTATTTATTTACCTGGGTGAGCGCTACATCCTAGATGGCGAATCTTTCAACTGGGTCAATGGTCTGGGTTACTGGACCCCTGGCACAGTTATTGACTTACAAAAGGAAACCAATGGCTAGCAGAATCCCAGGCGG